CGCGGCACTGTGTTCTAAAAACAACACTTTATAGCGGGATTGACATAAAACTCAATCTCTGCTATAATACATGCTTGTTCAATACAGGAGCAAATATGAAAGCCGCTAACTTTTTAACAAAGTACACAGGCCCAAAAGGCAAGGGTTTTATACAGCCCTATGACAAAGTAAAAGCCACAGAAAAATGGGTGGAGTATGCACTGGACATTGTGGATATGAGCCGTATAATAATGACAGTGGACTTTGACACTAAATGGAAACTGGCAGAAGCACTGGAAGTAGCAGAACGCAAAAAGGCCTGGATGTACAAGCACAAAAATTTTGATGTTAAACGTGCCGCTAAACTTTTTGACGCTGTAAAAAACTTGCCCAAAACTAAGTAAGGAATAATATGATTGCAACTAAGCCCGTCAAACCCCTGAACCCACGCAGTGCAGATACCAATGCCATGGGCATAGAACCCACTTGGAAAACCCAACCTGTAGAAGGTCGTATCAGTGCCTTCAGTCATGCGTTTTCTTGGTACAATTACTTTTACGGCAAAAAAGATGCACGTGAGATGATTGTGAACTACTTGGAAACACATGGTCGCAAAGCAGATGTGCGTACACTCAAACGCATTCCAGACAGTTCAATACGACTGACCACAGGCTGGCTGTGCCGTATGAGCATGGTGGGACTAGATCTTAATGAGCATGAGCAGATTAAATTGGATAACTTGCTTCAAGAAATACTAGACTCCAAGCAAGACGAAGTAGTGGAAGACGCAGTAGTGGTCGACGACGCAGTACCAAAGATCACGATCCAAGACCGCCTGCGTGAAAAGGTACGTGAATGTGCAGGTGAGATGGAAGGCATGTTTGACGAGTTTATCTCAAGTGGTGCCAAGTTGAATGCCGACTACAAGCCAGTGTCGTTGATGCGTTCGATGAACATTGCTCCGCAAATGGTCAATGACATCAAACAGATCTGGCAACGAAAGCTGGTGGAATTTGAGCAAGCAGTGGATGGTAAAGATGCTGACTTGACACAGGGCTACGGTTACCTCTCCAAAGTGCAGTTACGGAACTGTGTGAAGTTCTGCGAATTGGTGATTTCTGACTGCGGCGCCTATCAGCAGATTAAAAAAGTTGAACGAAAGCCACGTGCAGTCAAAGCAGTGCCGCCAGAGAAACGTGCCGCAAAGTTCAAGTGTATTACAGAATTTGCCGAACTCAAGCTCAAAGGCTTACCGGCCGCAAGTCTAGTAGACAAAGCCGAAGCCTGGTTGTATGATACTAAGAAACGCAAGCTGATCCACCTTGTAGCAGACAGCTATACACAGGCATTTACTGTGAAGTCAAACTCCGTCATTGGGTTTAGTACGGTAGAGAGTCAGCAAAAGACTGTGCGCAAACCAGCAGATGTGCTCAAAGCCATAGGTGCCGCAGGCAAGCCAGCCGCAAGGAAGATCTACAAGGACTTGACCACCACAGAAACTGCGTTTAACGGACGTGGCACAGAGAATTTGATCATTCTGAAAAGCTGGTAAGTAATGGATGCGATATCCACCCCACTTTCCGGATGATACACCCAACGACCCTCGGGTGTACATTCCAAACATTGAGTTTTACATAACCAATGTTTGCAATTTAACTTGTACACAATGCAATAGATTCAATGACTACGACTTCAAAGGTTGGCAACGCTGGAGTGACTATGAACAACAGTACACTGAATGGGCAAAAAAAGTTCGATTACAACGAGTAACTATCCTGGGCGGAGAACCGTTGTTAAATCCAACCATATGCGATTGGATCATTGGGCTCAATCGTTTATGGAATAAAAAAGTAAATGTACTGACCAATGGCACCCGTCTGAATCATGTTCCCGGCCTGTACGAAGCACTGTTAAACTACAGAGAAGAAGATGGCAATTGGATAGGCGTTAGTGTGCATAACATCAACGATTTACCACTGTACTTTGAAGAAATACGCAAGTTTCTCAAAGGCGATATAACCTTTTATGAAGGCAAAGAGGCACTCAAGCCTGACGGCACTAAAGCAACCTGGGGTGCAGACTATGCGTTTGTTGACAGCAATGGTGTGCATGTACACGTCTGGGTATATACTGAGTTTAATAAATCAGCCATAGTGACCAATGATCAGGGCCGGCTTACCCTGCATCAAAGTGATCCCTTTGTGGCACATGAAAAGTGTGGTTTTCAAAAGTTTCAAAGCTATCATTTTATCTGGGCAAAGTTGTACAAGTGTGGACCTGCCGGGCTACTGCCAGAATTTGATAAACAATACCCGCTTGATCTTTCCGATTCAGACCGGTTGTTGCTGAGTGGATTACGCAGATACCAACCACTCACAATTGACGATTTTGATACACGAGGGCAACAATTTATTGATAGAATTGACGATGCTATTGGACAATGCAAGTTTTGTCCAGAAAACGTAGAAGCTCAACCCATAGCATCGTTTAACAAAGCAAAGAATTCAACCAGTACATTTAACATCAAAGTAGATTCAATCAAAGCCATAAATATAAACAACGGAGTTTATGATGGCAATTGAAGAACAGTCAAGTCTCAACACACTGAAACAAAATCTCATTGAATATGTGCAGTTACAACTGGCTTCACAAATCATTGATATTGAACTAGATGCAGAGCATTACGAAGCCGCATACCAAAAAACAATAGGTGTATATCGTCAACGTGCGCAAGGTGCCTATGAAGAAAGTTACACCTTTATGGAACTGGTCCGGGATGTAAACATCTACACCTTGCCTCAGGAAACCATACAGGTTCGACAGATTTTCCGCAGAACGTTTGGCGATGCAGCTGGTCCGTTTTCCTCAAACTTTGATCCTTTCAGTCAGGCTTCGGTCAATGTGTATCTAATGAACTTCAACGTGGCCGGAGGTTTAGCCACATACGACTTCTACAGCCAGTATGTTGAACTGGCCGCACGTATGTTTGGCGGCTACATGAACTTTACCTGGAATCCAGTTACTAAGAAATTGCAGATTATTCGCGATCCAAAAGGCACTGGCGAAAACGTACTGCTTTGGACCTACAATCTCAAACCCGAATTCAACCTGCTGAGTGACTTTCAAATCAGCCAATGGATACGTGACTACATGGTGGCCAACTGTAAAATGATCATTGGTGAAGCCCGTGAGAAATTTGGTACCATTGCCGGCCCACAAGGCGGCGGAACCTTAAACGGTGCTGCCATGAAAACCGAAGCACAGGCACAGATGGACAAGTTGTTGGATGATCTTAAAAACTACGTGGATGGAAGTCAGCCACTTAGCTGGGTAATCGGCTAACATAAAGATTGCACATTAACATGTGTTATGTTATAATAACACATGGCACACTTAATGATTGATCTCGAAGGACTAGCAACTGGTCCTGACACCTGCATACTGACCATTGCGGCCCAGACATTTGATCCGTTTGGATCGGGCCATTATGACCAACATTACTACGCTAGAGTCACCTTGGAAAGTCAAGAAACCCGTGCCATAGACGACAGCACAATCGCATGGTGGGCCACACAGCCAGCACATGCCAGAGAAGAAGCATTTGATGAACAGGGTCGTATTCCTCTAGATCAAGCTCTTGACGAACTGGGGCGGTTGATTTGGCATGCAACACTGGTGTGGAGCCAAGGTCCCACCTACGATATGAACATCTTAGAGCATGCTTACAAAAGCTATCGCAAGCCCTTGCCATGGAAGTACTATCAAGTGCGAGACAGTCGCACTGTATTTTCCCTGTGGCCTGATCTACCTGTTCCGCCCACCACTCACCATGCACTGGAAGACTGCCGCAGACAGATCGGCATGCTACAACAGACTCTGCAACATCTCAATATAAAGGCACTGAAATGATCATTGGAATCTGCGGATTTATTGGATCCGGAAAAGACACTGCGGCCGACTATCTTGTCAACGTACACGGATTTCGCAGGGAAAGTTTTGCCAACTCGCTAAAAGATGCAGTGGCGCATGTGTTTGGTTGGGATAGAACCATGCTGGAAGGCCGCACTGCTCATTCGAGAGAGTGGCGCGAGCAGGTAGATTCTTGGTGGGCAGCCAGACTGGGAATTCCAGAATTAACACCGCGTTGGGTACTACAGCAATGGGGTACAGAAGTATGTCGGCGTGGATTTCATGATGATATCTGGATTGCCAGCTTGGAAAACAAACTGCGTAACAGCCAGGACAACGTGGTAATCAGCGACTGTAGATTTCCCAATGAAATCCGCTCAATCAAAGCTGCCGGCGGCCGCGTGGTGCGTATTGTACGTGGACCAGAGCCCGAATGGTTTGAGGCAGCAGCCAGCGTAAATCGCGGTCCAAACGGAAACATGTACTGGGCAACCAGTAAACAACAACTGGAAAAGTTAAAAATTCACCCTAGTGAGACTGCCTGGGTTGGCACTGAGTTTGATGCAGTGCTGGACAACAACTACAGCTTTGACGACCTGTATGCACAGGTCATTGGTCTGGTAGCAGATCACCAGGCTGCCACGGCAAGTCTGACTTCTTCAGTTCAACTGTGCAATTTAAACATACAGTTTTCAAATTAGGCAGCGCAGTGTTATGTAAGTTGCCATCAACGTGATACACCAGCGTTTGTGCTGAATACTTTGATTTAAAACCGCATCGATCACATGCGGTTTTTTTCTTATAGCCAGCTGATTGCCAACGTGCCACTGGAGGCTTTACACGACGCCGTTTCTTAATACAGTGTTCGCATCGTGTTCTATAGTGTGGCACGCCATCACGGTAGTAGTTGACAGCACACAATCTTTGATTACAAGCAGGACATAAAGGTCTTTCCATGGTGTATTTAGTATGAAAACCTTTGGCAAAGGGTGTAATGATCGCAGTTTTTCTGCATAGGTGCTAAATATTGGTAACTTAGAAAAAGGATTTAACCATGGCATTAGTATCCCCAGGCGTAGAAGTAACGATCATTGACGAGAGTCAATACATCCCTGCTGCTACCAATTCAGTACCATACATTTTAATAGCAACAGCACAGAATAAAACCAGTGCTGCCGGAGTCGGTGTTGCACCAGGCACATTGGCGGCCAATGCTAACCGCGTTTATTTAATGACCAGTCAGCGAGATTTGGCTGCTACATTTGGCAATCCATTCTTCTACAAGACCACAGCTGGTACACCAATCAACGGTTACGAACTCAACGAATACGGCTTGTTGGCAGCGTACTCTGCACTGGGTGTCAGTAACCGTGTGTATGTGCAACGTGCTGACATTGACTTGACAGAACTAACAGCATCGTTAACACGCCCATTAGGTGCTCCAACCAACAACACTTATTGGTTGGATACCACCAACACCGAGTGGGGTATTTTTGAATGGAATATTACCACAGGTGCGTTTACTGTGCAAACTCCTATTGTGATTACCAGTACAACACAGCTAGAAACCGGCACCACAGTTCCATTGCAAACAGTGGGTAGCATTGGTAACTACGCCATTACCGCAACCAGTACTTTTAACCCAGGTTATTACAAACGCGGTGGTCCAACATCAGCACAGACCAATTCAGTTGCACTGTCAGACCTGTACAATACTTGGGTTCTAGTTGGCAGTAATGATTGGAAAACAGCCTGGCCCACTGTGTCAGGCACAGGAACACCGGTTACACTGACACAGGGAAATTCATTTACTGTAAACGATGTACCCATTACTGTGCAAGCCAGTCCACTCAACACTGTTGATGGCATTGCTGATCAAATCAATGATGCAGCAATTCAAGGTGTATATGCAGACACCATCAACGGCAGACTGTATCTGTATGCAGACTCTACTGCTACCAACGACGGCAGCACTGGCGGTAGCGGCGTTATTTCTCTAGCAAACACATCCGGAACACCATTGACCACATTGGGCATGCCCATTGGTGAATCTTATGCTCCGGCTTACCAGCCAAGCCCCAGCTACACAGTCCCACGTTGGGGATCTAGCCAAACTGAACCGCATCCAACTGGCAGTGTGTGGCAGAAAATTTCTGATGTAAATCAAGGCGCACAACTGGTGGTTAAAAAATACAGTAGTATACTGGGCGCATTTATTACTCAAGCATGTCCGTTGTATACCAGCGAATCAAGTGAATTATA